GTAGGACGGTAATCCGTACGATATCTCGTTTCAACGTCTTTATTATATTCATGTCCGATATTTTTATCCATACCAGCTTTCATAGCTTTCTCTACCATATTACGAATACCATCAAAATCTCCTTCTTTAAGCAAATCTGCTGAGGATAGAATAGCTTGTTTCATCTCCTGATTCTTACAGAAACCTAGAAACTCTTCTTGTACATATTCTAAATCGTCCTGTGAAGCTTGGTATGAGTTTCTCAACTCTTCTTTTAGCGCTACTCTGAGTACTTCATTATCTAACTTCTGAAGTTCTACTTTCAGAACATCCATAGTAATGTTAGTATGGTATTTGTCGAAGTACTCTTTGATCTGGTTGATGATCCACTTATGTGTGTCTGCATCAAAATAATGATCGTGCAATACATCTCTTACGTTAAGTAAGAAACTTTTATCTGTCAATAATGCGCCTAAAACTTTTAATTGGAACCCCTTCCCGTACGCTTGTAAACTCTTTAATGTCATCCTTTTAAAACCTTTGTTATAATATAGTAATTTATACTCAATCTAGCAATTATTTTCTGCCATAATCATCCTCTATTCTTACAATATCGTCTTCACCAAAATAATCTCCTGTCTGTATCTCGATAAATATTAAATCTTCTTCACCAATATTTTCTATTCTATGATGCTGTTTTCTAAAGATAGTCATGCTATCTTGAGCTTCTAAAACAAATTGGGTATCCCCAACGGTTAAGATACCTTTGCCGGAAATTATCTGCCATAATTCATCTCTCTTATAATGAAACTGTAGTGATAATTTTTTACCCGGTTTAACAATTATACGTTTGACTTTACAGTCATCGCCATCGTATAAAATTTGATATGAACCCCAAGGTCTTATTGGACCGTTGTCAGTGATCGGAAATTCTCTAGCCATCCTTCTGTATTTTTAGTTATACCTTCAATTTTATCTTGATCTAAATATCTTAAAAATGCACCTGTTTGAAGATCTGGTATTGGCTGTCTTAAAGTTTCTTCTACTATTTGAATCTCTTTCTCGTTTAAGCTTGAATTATGAAGATCCATTAGCTGGTAGTTGGTTAAGACTTTATCCCAGTTGTGTATAATCTTAGCAAAGATCTTCTTTGGTTTATCCTCTTCCATTTTTACTTCACACAAATCCCATACGTCTTGAAGACTTGCATTAGGATCGTGGGTAAAACTAGTCCATTCTGATAGAATAGTTTTAATTCCTAATCCTTTTACTCCTTGTAAGTTATCCGAATTATCTCCTAGGAGTGCTTTTACAATATTGTAGTTCTGCGGTAGTACTCCTATATCTTCTTTTACGTTCTCGTAAGTAAAAGTTTTCTTTTTTACCGGAGCATATACTTCTATATTCCGATCTATTAATTGAAAGAAATCTTTATCTGAAGAGACTATAGTAACTTTTTTACCTGCGTTAGATGCACGTTTTGCAACATAAGCTATGATATCATCAGCTTCTAGTTTTTCCATTACTATCTGATGCATAGGTAAGCATTCGAGATAGTCCTGTACTCTAAATAATTGACCGATTAAAGCTTCCATCTCTTCCTCTTTAGAGTCATATAAACCCCAATGGGTAATCCTAGATGTAGCTCGCTGGGCTTTATAGTTCGGATCAATATTCTGTCTATTACCAGAACCCCCCTTACCGTCCCAAACTACTAACACTCTGGTTGGATCAAAGATACGAGTAACATATCCTAAAGAGCGAAGGAAACCCACCAGGCCGCCGATATGGGTACCTGATGGATTCATCGCCTTGAGCAGAGAGAATGACCTGATTAAGGTATTCATCCCGTCAATGATCAAGATATGATCATTAAGAGCTCGGGGTGGGGTCTCTTTTAAGTTCTTTAGAATATTATCGTAAGCCATTAATCTAGAAGGTTAGGAGTGATTGGTGTTTCTTCTAAGTCTCCTTCTTCGATTAAGTCAAAATCTAAACTACCGACTAATTTCAACCAGTGATCTTTATGCTCATCTTTATATTTATCGATTGCACGTTTATCATCTGGAATGAATCCGTGTTGAGTCATTACAACTCTACCTCTTGATTGTACTCCCCCGATGTGATTTTTTTCTATCTGAATATTAGTACGTTTAGCAAACTCTACTTGCATACCATTTTTGATAGCCTTAATTTTCGATGTACCTGGGTTGGTAATATTACCGAAAGTAATAACTAATGTAGCATCATACCACATCGACATTCCTCCTTTATTCTGTAGCTTTGGTTGACCCATCGGTGATTCAGGTTTCATAGTCCAAACCTTATTGATTGCAACCATGGTATTAGTATAAGGAGAGCCTTCTTTACGAGAAAGTAAAATCTTCTGATTTAAATTATTACCAAACTGTGTGGACATTGCTCCTGCATTCCACTCGTTGTTGTTTTTATTAGAGCGTACTGATAGTTCGCAGGGTACAGATCCGATTGAATCCCAGAAGAAGCATAAATCAAAAGGTAAGTTACCTTTATCCTGCTCGTCTAAAAGATCGGCAATATAAACGGCAACGTCCTCGATAGTATTAAGCGTGCCTCTGTCAGCATATAAGAAATGACCTTCATAATCAATAACTGTTTCATTTTCATCTTTAACCTCTTCAAATTCCAATCCCATCTCTTTTGCATGTTCCCAAGACCACTTCATCTCAGAAATAATAAAGACTGGGAGAATGCCCAGTTTTTGAGCATTCGCCGCAGCTTCTAGTAGGGCAGTTGTTTTGCCCGTATCACTATGTCCACGCAATAGAGTGATATGTCCCATTGGAATACCTGGGAGTGATGTAATGTCCTGAAAGGCTTTCGAAAGTGGTATGTATTTCTGTTGCTTGTATTTAACAGAAGAATTCGAATAACCTTTCTTCTTTTTAAAGTTACTAAGGTTAAAAGACTTCTGTACTGCCGCTGCAGCTTTTTCTTGTGTCTCTTTTTTCTTAGCCATTACTCGTTGAATAGATCGTCAAATTTAGATACTGTGTCTTGATTTCCAGCTGTAGCATTCTCCATAGTAAAATCACTCTTTGCTGGAGTTTTAATAACATCCGATAATGTATGACCTGCTGTAGCTGGTTGAGAAGGAGTTTCTTCTGCTTCTTCAGCTGATCCAGGATTCAGATAATTTTGAAGTTGCTTTTTGAGGAAATTATAATCATACTCATTATGCACTTCCACCGGGTTAGGTTGTTCTTTTAACCAAAGGTCTACCTGATCATTATTATCTGATAAAGGTGTTTGCTTAGGTTTGATACGTACAGATGTTTCAGGGTAAGGGTTACCTTCTCTCATCTCTACTACCATATCCCATCCGTTAATTACGTCAGTATAGTCTCCGATATCTTCATCTTCTGCTAAAGCAAGTAATGCTTTATAGATAGTGATACCGAATCCCCAGATACGTACTCCTTTGTCTTCTTCTCCACGAACAACTACAGGAGCAAAAATACGAGTTTTAGGATTTAATTTACCTGATAGAGACCAATTGTCTTTATCATTAGTTTTTCTTAGCTCTTTTACGAACTCCTCGATTGGGTCTTGCTTACCAAAGTTAGATAGTGCAAGCATCGGGTACTTAGCTACCCCATAGTGAAATTTTAATTCCTTAAATGGGAAAGCAGGGTCGTAAGCAGAAGGTACAATACGAATAGTCTGTTTACCTAACTGCGGTTTCCAAAAAATGGTTGAGTAGTCAGTCTTTTCTCCTTGCTGACCGTTGTTGTTCAAAGCATCTAGCTTTGACTTAATTGCGTTTAAGTCCATGTGTAACGATTAATTTATAACTTATTTTAATATAATATAAGAAAAAGATCCTACTTCTCCAACTCTATAATCTGATAAAGTTTAGTATTCACCCTTTTTAGTTCTGGACCTTTAGTTAGTAGAACGCAGTTGCGATAATCCGGCCAGTTAATTCTGTAAGTAGTGTCTAGTACTCCTCCGTTTAGCTCTTTGATCAGAGTATTGAGGGCATTGATCGTATATAGGGTGTTGGATTCTTTTTTTCTGTGTACTAGAATAGTGTTATCCAGAAATGCTCCTACGTTTCCGAAATCTACATTATACGTGCAAATATATTCATCTTGACTTTTAGAATATAAGACAAATATTTTATTGTATATAATCCGGTAACGTTCTTGGATCTCTGCTAGTACACCATTTAGTGTATCTTCGGTAGCGAAGGTACAGAACAGTTTATTACTCATATCTTCATTTAAAAATATAGGATCTATATCATAATCGAACCTATTCAAAACGCTTTCATTCGTCATATAATAAATATGTATTACTAATCTAAAACTAAATCTTTAGAATATTTAAACTTTATAGGGTATTTTCCCCTTTCTTCCATTATTTTTTGAATATTTTCTAATGTTTCTTTTCCGTCTTCTTTACTGAAGTCAAATAGGATAGCATCGTAAGTGTAGAGAGCAACCTTAGTATTCTTATCTCTGAGGTATCTTAATACATCTTTTAATATAAGAATATTTCTTGAAGTCTCAAGCGATTGCATGATATAATTCATCAGCTTCTGAGGATTCATATCTCGTAGTCCCCTTGTAAATGGTTTTCCACTAATAGGAGCCAAGACTTCTCCGTCATTTTCATATCGTCCCCAAAGCTCTCTGATGTACGTACTAATTCTGCAAAAGATTTCAAGGCTCGCCCACTTCTCTGGTATTTTGCCATAAATTGCGTGAAAGTTAGTTTGTTTTGCTTCTTGGTATTCTTCTTCATTGATCTCTTCTTTATTAAAGTAAATTTGTGCTAAATATTTATGAGCAGAATCAGAAGGAATATCAAAGTCAATCTGATCACAAAG